AGTAACTAAAGTAAGCGCGGGCAACGGGGAAATATTCGTGAAAGTTCAGAATGGTTTTGAACTGAATGAAATTCACGATGTTGATCTTATTACAACTACTCCAATTAATGGACACGTTTTAGGCTTTGACGGCACGCTGTGGGTGAATAAGACTGTAGCTTCATGGCTCGGCTTTACCCCCGAAAACGCAGCCAACAAACAGAACTCTTTAGCAGTAGACGGAACAGGAGTTAAATTCCCAACTGTTGACGCGGTAAACAACTTATCAATAATAGATAAATATAAAAGAGGCATTCAGTATTTTACCGACTTTGAAGGTACTGCTTCAGTTACTCCTTATTTTGCGAGTTTTAGTGTTGGTGGTTCTGTAAATAGACTTGTTATATCTGTTCCGAATGCAACTAATAATCAAATAGGAATTGCTCAATATCAAACAGGAACAACTGCAACTGGTTATTTTACTCATATAAGTGAAGGTTTTTTTGGTCGGCAATTTTTCTTTGGCGGTGGTTCTTGGGTGTTTGAAACATTTCTTTGTGTAGAAACTTTATCAGATGCTGCAAACAGATTTAGATTTGTGAGTGGTTTTGGTGACCAAGCTACAAATACATCCGAAGGTAATGGAGTATTTTTTACATACGATGAAGGCGGTATTCAAAATGGAACTATTGCTTCTCCTAATTGGCAATGTGTTACATCAGTTGCTTCCGTTCGTACTTTAACAACAACAACAACTTCTGTAACTGCTGGTGCTTGGACACGATTACGAATAGAAGTAAATGCAGCAGGAACATCTGTTTCATTCTTTATAAATGGAACTTTAGCTGCAACGCATACAACAAATATTCCTACTTGGATAAGTCCTTCTAACACTCGTGGATTTGACGTAAAGCAAAGTATTTTAAAATCTATAGGAACAACAAACAGAAGTGTATTCTGCGATTATTTAGGATATGAAAACAGATTAACAACACCACGCACATGACAATAACTAAATACCGAATGATTACCGAAAACGGTTACATCGAAACGCTCAATGAGCAAGAGGCGATTGAGTGGGGAAATTATGCAACGGTAACAGAAGAAGTGCCCGACGAAAATGGCTAACGAACAAAGCGCCCCTAACTTCTTTGCAGCCGTTAATGAAATGGCTCAACGCTTTATTGAGCTAATGCAAAGCGACTACCGCATGAAAAGAAAGGTGGGGCGTAATTATACAAATGCAATTGCAAGTGGCACATTAGAAAAGTCTTTAAAATATCGACTACAAATCAAAGGCCAAAAAATTAATATTTCTGTTTATGCAAAAGGAAAAGCAGGGCAATACTTTTTATTCCGCGAAGACGGCGTAAATGGAACAAGCAGATCGCAAAACGCCCCTTATTCATTTAAGAAAGGAAGTGGAAGCAAACCTGCTAAAGGCCAGATGTCGCCAATGCAAAAAGCGATTTATGATTGGATGACAATAAAAGGAATTCGCTTGCGTGATAAAAGCAGCGGAAAATTTAAGAAGTCAACGGAGGAACTAAAGCAGCAAGTTGCAAAACTAATTATGTTTAAAGTGCGCCGCGATGGGATCAAAGGATGGAAAGCATTTGATTATGCTTATGAGAATATATGGGACGAATACGAATCAAAAATTGTAGACGCCTATGGAAAAGACTTTAGTGCAACAATAGAAGAACAAATAAAAGATATTTAAAAAATGGCAATTACAATAGAAGATCAGCCGTATCAATATACACCAGTGGGGCAACGATTGATGATCGTGTGCAGGTCAACCAACGTGGCGAACGCAGGCTTTCGTTTCGTGTTTGACTTCGGGGCGTTTCAAGTCAACGTGCAACCCAACGCGCAAAACAAAGGAATGTTAGACCTTGCTCCAATATTCCGGGAACAATTGCAACACGACGCAGGCGCGGCAAGCGAATCGAATATAGCTATTGAAAATACAAGTGTTGCTTTCATCTCTTGCACGATAAAAGAAGGTTGGCTCGTTGACGGAGTATTCACCGTTAGCGGTAGCGGAATGGCTGACATTGACGACGTGTACGCGTTCCTCGCAGAGTATCAAATAAGCGACGGGTACAAGCCAAACCCAAATACACGCTACGCGCTCGACGGAATCACTAAATACGCAATGAGTGAACGCACAACAGACACGCATAAGTGGGGCGAAGCGGCAGGACGCGGACTTTCGAGCGAATGGGTGTACATCCCAACGCGATTAGCTGACTTTGGGCAGTTGTATTCAATAAGCAATAACGGACTTTTAGTTGATAACGTAGCGAATAATTTGTATTTAACAACTTACGACAACAATGATGAGATAATCGACGCTACAAATTACACAATTCCAAACGAAGACTTAAACAGTGTTTCACGTTTAGGTGCTTACCCTGCAAATTTAATTAATGACGGAGTAGATTTTACGAATGTTAAATACTATACAATACAAGCGGGTGAAGAAATTGCCTTCCCCATTTACACACCTGCTTCACGCGTGTATTGTTTTTACCTTATCGCTGACGATTGCCGTTATAACAATGTGCGTTTGGGTTGGTCGAATACTGTTGGCGGTGTGGATTACTTCAACTTCACAAAAAAAAGTGAATTGTCGTATAACTACGACCGAAAGCAATATCAAAAAGTGGTTGGAACATACAACGAATCTACATTTGATTTTAACACGTGGGACAGAGGAATAACAGAACGCTATGTGAACACAACAAAAGGATTACAAATAAATAGTGATTGGGTTTCTGTTGGGGAATTTCAATTGCTTCAAACGCTTTGCAGATCCAACGACGTATTCATAATTAATAATGATGGAACATCAACCCCTGTTCTTGTAGACGCCCCAAACTTTGTTATTAGAGACGAAAGATATTCAAAGCTTTACAACGTCACATTAAACCTTAAATATTCTCAACCAGTTGGATTATGATAAATGAAGTAATACTTACGCTTACGGACTTTGAGGGCAACGCCTCCACAATTGATTTGTACGAAAATGAAAAAGTACATCTTAATTACAAGTTCACGGATCTAACAAACTTTAGTTCAGTAGGAAACTACTCTCAAGAGTTTAGAATACCCGCGAGCAAAAAAAATGTTGATTTTTTTGGGGCCATTTTTAATGTAAATTTTAGTGGGTGGTTTGACTTCAGAAAAAAAGTTGAAGCTGTATTAACTGTTAATACAATACCAATTGCACACGGCCATGCTCAAGTAAAAAAATTGTATTGGCAGAAGGGCAAATTATTTGAATTTGAAATTGTTTTTTTTGGGGAGGTTCCTAACCTGGGTAGAAAATTAAATGAAAAAAAAATACGTGATCTTAAGCGTATTAAGGGCGGCGAATTAGATTACAATTTATTGCATGAATATATTGAAGGAGGTCCCAACGAGCACACAATTCTTACGCTATGCGACAAGTGGAATTTAACCGCAACGAATCCAGGAAGTTTAGCTATTTATTCAAGTAGTTCAAGCAATGTAATAAAGACAGGACACCTTACTCCAGCGGTAAGTGCCTATTATTTATTTTCTCAAATAATGGAAGACGCCGAAGTGCAGTGGGTTAGTGATAACTTATCTGACATGATGAAGTATATTTATGTTCCTTTTGTAAATGGGCAATATCTAAATAATTCAATAGGTTTAAATGATAATGCTTCCTTGCTAGCGCTTGCCTCAGATGTTAATTCTATAGCATTTACTCCAGGTAGTAATATATATAATTTGTATGGCGCATTAACTGAATATACTGATGTTGGAAATAACTGGAGTGGAGGAGTTTTTACTGTTCCTTATTCAGCTCAATATTCTTTTCGTATTGCATTAAATGGCGTTGTTACTACATTAGACGGGGCAGACTTTGGCACTTATCCTTTAAGAGTCCTTGTTTATGTTGATGACGTGTATACTTACGGCTACGAGCTATTACAATCAGGTTATATATTTCATTTAAATACAACACAAACTTATTCTTTAGAGGAAGGACAAGAGGTTAAATTTAAAGTGCAGATATACCCTCAAAATTCATCAGTTGGTTCTTTCAATTGGGACGTTAATTTATATGGAAACGCGGGCGTAAATTCATTTGGCACGGGGGTTGAATTAGCAAGCGTTAGTACATCACTAGTAGGAGATACAGTTGTAATGGAATACAACGCTCCTGATATGAAGCAAATTGATTTTTTAACATCAATTCAAAAAATGTTTAACCTGGCATTTGTACCTGACAAAACATTGCCAAATACATTGCGCATAGAACCTCTTGCAAAATATATCGGAACGGGCAATACATTAGATTGGACAAATAAATTAGATCTTTCAAAAGATATAACTTACTACCCCACTGTGGATTTGCAAAAAGCAACATTCACTTTTAAATACACAGAAGATGGGGACTATTACAATTCATTATATAAAGACAACGGCCATGTATTTGGAACATACGCGGTAACAGAAAATGATTTTGAAATACTTAACGAGTTTGCCACAGGTGAAGAGAAAGTGGAGTTATCTTTTTCACCGACGCCTTGCCAAAGTGTCGATCAAACAAATGTTGTTGTGCCTAAATTTTTAAATGCAGAAGGAACTTTTGTTCAACCAAAACCGCGTATTTTATATCATGCAAATAACTCCACCATAATAGTATATGATGAGGCCTCAGGCGGAGGCGTTTATACTAACGTTCCATGCTTAAGTAATTACTCTTCAACTAACCCAGACGCTGGTGATCTTGATTTAAACTTTGCCCCTGAAATACCACTGCATCCTATTGTGGCTTCACCATATAACAACTTGTATAATTTATATTGGAGAAATTATTATCGTGAGCTTTATGATGGACAAGCAAGAATAATGGAAGGAATGTTTGCTTTAACGTTAAGCGATATATTTTCAATTCAGTGGTCTGATAAAATTTGGGTTGTGGATTCCTGGTGGCGCATTCTTGATATTGAAGGGTATGTTGTAGGAGGGCAAGATGTTACAAAAGTAAAATTAATTCGTTTGCTTGATGTAGCTAATGATTGCAATTTATATCCGGTTTCAGGGAACTTAGATCAAACACTTAATTGGGAAACCTTAGCAGGAGATCCTACTTCAATAAATGAAGAATGCTGCAGAAGATTTGGTTACTATTGGAACCCTGCGAAAAAAAATTGTTATTCAATTCCAAATAATGGGACTCGATCTTTCATTACGGCGCAAGCCCCCACACTACCGCCAACAGAATTTAATGCACCAGTAAGCTTTACAGCTGCCATATCGCAGCCAATTAAAACAATAGATGTAGATTATGTTGTAACGAATTTTGATCGCGTATTGATAAGCGATGTAAGCGCAGGAAATATAAATATTTATTTGCCACCGGCAGAAATGATAATGGGGCGTGAAATAGTTATTCAAAATAAGACGGGCATAAATACCGTTATTATTAATCCTTACTCAGGTGAGTATATTAACGGAAGTCTTTCTTTATGGCTAACAACAGCGGGACAAACAGTAACACTAATTTCTGATGGAACAAACTTTATTTCAACAACTGCAAAATAAAGCAGACGCAATGCGCTCTTGTTTAGAGCTGATCAAGCTTGACATAAGGAGCAATAGTCAAGAGGGACGCTTTGCCCAGGGAAAACGCAAATTAAAAATATGGAAACACTACTTATTGAAAACAATAATTATTTCTGTAAACATTGCGATTTGGATATTTATCTTATATAACCTATTCACATAAATGGCTTCTACAAAAGAATTTAATATATCAAGCAATGCAGTAACAGTATTAAATCAAACTGCAGCGGCAGCTGAAACTACGGCGAAAGGATTTACTTCCGCGAAAGCGGAGCTTCGTGCTTTGCAGAATCAGTTGCTTGAAATGGATCAAACTAGTGAGGAGTTTAAAAAAGCTTCTGCTAGAGCAGCCGAATTAAAAGATAACATTGGCGATTTAAGTGCGGAAATTAGAGCGAATGCGGGTAATGCTTTTGAGGGCCTTTCAAATAACGTTGGCTTATTTAGCTCACGTCTTATGGATATGGATTTAAAAGGAGCTGGGCAAGCATTAAGTGGTATGGGTGCTGCTGTTGCTAGGATCGATTTTAAAACAGTAAAAACTGAATTAGGCGGATTAGCAAAAGGGTTGAAAGATCTAGGTATGGCTGTTCTTACTAATCCTTTCTTTTTAACTGTTGGAGTATTAGCTGCCATTGCATACAATTTTAAAGACATCGCGGAGTGGGCCGGCAGAGCTTCTTTAAGTGAACAAAATTTGGCTAAGGCTTCGCAGGATTTAAGTAAAGCAACAGAACAAGAGCTTGTTAAAAGTGGCCAAAAAATAGCTCAAATTGAAGTATTAACGGATCGAGTAAAAGATAACAACTTAACAGAAAAAGAAAGGCGCCAGGCATTAGAAGATTTAGAAACAATGTACCCCGCGTACTTCTCAAATCTTAACGGGGATATTAATGATACTGAAGCGTTAAACGCGGCTAAGGAAAAGTTAATTGCAAATATTAAATCTGAAGCAAAAGCAAATGCAGCGAAGTCTTTACTTGAAGCTGAGTACGCAAAAAAATTAGCTTTAGAAACAGAGCTAAATACAAAGAAAGCTAAGTTCACACAAGAAGAACTTAATGAAGCTTTACAAGACGCTAAAGACAATCAACAAACATTTTTTAAAGACGCTAACCAAAACTTAAGTGATTGGGCAAATGGTACTGAAGGAATTGGTAAAGCACAACTTGATCTTGAGCAAAGCATAGAGCGCATTGGGTTTCTTGAAAAAGAAGCAACTGATGCCGTTTTAGCGAATGTTCAAACTGAAGTAAAAGCAATTCGCCAAAAAACAAAAGCAGCAAGTAGTGCAGCACAAAGTGAGGCAGATAAAAAAGCACAAGAGCGTGAAAAAGAACTTGAAGCAAATGCAGTTAAAGCGGCAAAGGAGTTACAACAAGAAAAAGATTTAGAAGCCGCGAAAATAAAAGTACGTGAAGATTACATTAGAGCAAATCAAGGGGCACAAGCAAATGAGCTTTATGATTTAGAAAAGAAAAAACAATTAGAACTTCAAACCTGGGAAGGAGCTGAAGAAGACAAAGTTTATATTGAAGAAAGATATAGGCTTTTAGAAATTGAAATAAATAAAAAGTATGATGATCTAGCATTTGAACAACAAGTTGCCGCAAATGACAAATTAAAAGCTGAAGACGAAAAAGCAAAAGAAGAAGCAAAGAAAAGAGAGGAGGATTTAGCGAAAGCAAAACTTGATGCTGAAAAAGATTTATATGAATCACGCTGGGCTTTAGCTACAGCATCAGTAGAATTACTAGGCACATTATTTCAAAAAAATAAAAAGGCCGCTGATGTTGCTTTTGCTTTAGACAAAGCTCTTGCTATTGCAAAAATTGTTGTAGATACTCAAGCGGAAATTGGGGGATATTATTTAGCTGGCTCAGCTCTTGGTCCCGCCGGTACAGCAATAGCAACAACACAAGCATTAGCTGCAAAAATTAGAGCAGCTGCTGGGATTGCTGCAATAGCTGGAGCTACAATAGGAAAATTTATGAATGGCGGAAGTTCGAGTGCAGTAGGAAGTGCGGGCGAGTCAAGTGGTGGTGGAGGAGGAGGAACAACAGCACCTTCTGCTGCAAACTTTTCTTTTCTTGCTAATCAGCCTGGGCAACAACAACCCCCATTGCAAGCATACGTTGTAAGCACTCAAGTGAGCAGCAATTTAGAAGCCCAACAATTAATTCAAAACCAATCACGCTTAGGCGGATAAAATAAATAATATGAAAAAAATAAAAGTTATTGAGTATGGCATTGATGATGCAGGTTTGCTCGGAGTGTTCGCGATTTCGGTAGTAGAACAACCCGCAATAGGAGTTGATTTCGTCGCGTTAAATGAACAGCATAGTGTAAAGTTTAAGGAAGACTTCAGAGGTCTTTTATATGGGCCCTTATTGATCCCAGGACAATTAATTTTTCGTGTTGACGAAAAGACGGGTGAGGAGTACTATGTTAAGTATTCAAAAGAAACTGTTCGTGCTATCGCTTACAATTATATGAAGCAATCAAAACAAAACAATGCAACGGTTGAACATGCAAAAGTTGTTGACGGGTTAGCTCTTGTTGAGGCTTGGGTTATTGAAGGCGAGCACGACAAGTCAATGAACTTTGGATTTGATCTTGCGGAGGGAACCTGGTTTGGCTGTATGAAAGTAGAAAACGAAGAAGTTAAAAAACAAATTCAAAACAAAGAGGTTCTTGGCTTCTCAATCGAAGGAAACTTTATTGCGGAAAAAGAAATATATTTAAGCGATCAGAAACCTACTTTAATTGAAGAGCTAGAACAACTTCTAACGTTAGCTACTCAAGAAGAAATTGATGCCCGTTATGACGACTATATGAGAGCTGTTAATATGACTTATTCAGAGCTTAAAGCTTGGAGTGAAACAGAATGCTCAACATTAGCTTCCCTGGATCGGGGCCCAATTAATAGGAACCTTGAATTGCTTCAAACAAATAAAGATCAATGGACTGAAAAGCATTATGAATATGCGGGAAAAACAATTGCTTTTATTAATCGCATGCGTGAAAACCAGGCGGGAGATATTTTAGAAGACAGCAATGGAAATATATGTGGCAGTAAAAGAACAATTTCACTTTTAAACTGGGCATATAATCCAAATAAATAAATGAAGATTGAGGCGGGAGGGTTTTTAAAATTGGAGTTATTCAATAACGATGCAAACGTATTTCTTAATGCGCTTGTTAAGATTACAAATGAGAATAACAAAATGGGTTTTAAAACTTACGGATTAACTGAAGACGAAGCAAAAGTTTTAAATGCAATATTGGATTCTTTGGAATAAAAAAACGGTGGGTAATCACTCCCACCGTCAAACCAAAAATCAAAATTGTAACCTATGAAAGTTCAATTACGAAACAAATATACCTCTTTTTATATCTACTCATCAAATAAACAATTAACACGACTATGAATTTACGACAAAAAGTAAACGCTCTATTCGCGAAACACAATGTATTACTCACGGCAGAAGACACTGCTGTTGTAAAACAAATGGTTGAAGCGATCTTAGAAGACGGTACAAGTATCTACACTGACAGCGACACCTGGGCTCCTGGCGTTAGAGTATTCACAAAAGATGCAGATGGCAATGAAGTTGCTTGTGCTGATGGAGAATACAAAACAGCAGAAGGAATTATTGTTGTTGTAGCAGATGGACTTGTTGCAGAATTAAAACCAATGGAAGAAGAGCCAGCGGTAGAAGTAACAGTTGAAGAGGAGCAATCTTCTGAGGTTGTTGCTGAAGAATCATTAAGCACTGAAGTTGAAGGACTTCTTTCGCTTGTTGCTAAACTAGAAGGGGAGCTTGCTAATGCTAAAAAATTAAATGCTGAGCTTTCAAGTGAGGTAACAAAATTAAGTGCTCAACCAGCGACACAATCAATTAAAGAAGTTAAACAAGCAAAAGTAAATACTCCTGCAAAGTCTTATAGCAAGATGACTGCAGAGGAACGCTTTGTATTCCACTTAAACAAATAAAAAAACAAACAATAAAAAATGGCTACTACATTATCACCAAACCCAATTAACAGTACTTATTCAGGTGCTGTAGCAGGCGGTTATATCCGCGCTGCATTTTTAACTAATGAATCTTTGAACGCAGTTACTTTCAAAGAAAACATTGAGTACAAACAAGTTGTTCGTCGTCTTATTGACAACGTTACTTTTGAAGCTCCTACTTGCGATTTTAATCCGCTAGGCACAGTTCAATTAAGTGAGCGTGTGTTGACTTTGCAACAATTCCAAGTTGAAAGAAATTTGTGTAAAAATGATTACTTAAAAGATTGGGAAACTCGCTCAGAACAAAATGGACAACTCCATGCTTCTCTTGCAGATGCAATGATCGCTAACGTAATGGCTGGGATAGCTGCACGTAACGAAATTTTAATGTGGACTGGTGTAAGTTCAACAACTCAATATGACGGTTTCGAAACATTGTTTAATGACGATGAGGATATTCTTCTTGTAGATACTCCTGAAGTAATTACAACTACAAACGTAATTGAAGAAATGGGACGTCTTGTTGCTACTCTTCCTACACGTGTTAAGCGCGCAACTGAAAAACCTATTATCGCTGTTTCTTCTAATATTGCAGAAGCTTATAGAAGCGCAATTTTAGGTCTTGGAGGTGGTTACTACCTTTACCAAGGAGAAGCTGTTGTAATGAACTGGCAAGGTCAGTATGACGTTGTGGAGTGCCCAGGAATGCGCGACAACACAATGGCGTTTTACCAAAAGTCAAACTTGTGGTTTGGTACTAACACTCTTGATCAATGGAACAACGTTTCTGTTTTAGATATGTTTGATCGCGACTTGTCAAGAAATGTTCGTTTCCACACTTCATTTTTCGCGGGGGCACAATACGGTTTCGGAAACGAAATTGCATTCTACCAATATATCGACTAATCTCAACCATTCTAAACCCCTGCATACTAGAGGCGGTGGTGTGATAACCACCCCTCTTTTGTGCTAAATAAAAAAATAATAATATGGCAAATTGCGAGTTATCTATCGGATTTGATTTGGATTGTAAAGATGGAGTCGGAGGAGTAAAAAAAATTGTTTTAGCATTGTGGAATGATGTTAACTTAGAGACCGTTACGCTTGATCCTAACGAAATTGTTACAGCACTTCCTGGCGGAACAGATTTGTACACTTACGACTTACCTACACAAACAGCTTCTTTTGAAGAAACAATTAATTTTAACCGTGATGCAGGAACTATTTTCTACACTCAAACGGTTAATATTATGCTTCAAAAAATTTCTGCTGTAAGACGTTTGGAATTGCAAAGTGTTGCAACCGCACGTGTTGTTGTTTTTGTTAATGATGCAAATGACAACTGGTGGGCTGTTGGATTAGACAACGGTGCAGATCTTTCTACTGCAACTGGTGGAACGGGTACTGTTTTTGGTGATGCTCATGGTTACACTTTGGCTTTTGTACAAGAAAGCGTTAAGCGTGCTTATTCATTAGCAAATTCGCCTTCAGCACTTATTGACTAATCAAAAAACTTTTACACATAGAGGAGCAAAACGTTCCTCTGTGTTGTAACTTTAATGGGAAGGAATGGTATACCTCAATACAAATACAGCAAATCAATACGCCTGGCTTTCATTAGATGAGGGAAGGCAGTATTTTAATGTTGCATTTACACATTATCTTCTAGTCATGACTTATGAAATGACGGGAGAACAGCTTGCTCAAGTTGTCGAAGTAATAAATGAAAATGATCGAGTAACTAAAATAAGACTTTCCACTGTTGGATTAGTCGATGCAGGTCGTTATCACTACGAAATGTATGGGCAAAACAGCAATACAAATATAAATCCAAATGATTCGTCTGTAGTTGGTTTGGTTGAGAAGAGTTTAATGATTCTTCAAGATGGTACAATATATTTTGATGTTTCAACACCAACAATTCCTGTTGATGTAATTTACACGGGTGCATAATATGAGCAATATTCAAGAAATAAATCTTTCATTATATCAGCCCGTGCAAGCGGTCGAAAAAGAAAACCGCAGTGGTTGGATCGATTATGGCGATTCAAATTTATTTCCACAGCATTTGATTTCATTGTACCACAATAGCCCAATCCATAATGCATTAACAAACTCAATTGCATTTATGATTGAGGGACAAGGGACAGGGACGATTCTTGATAATGCTTTGCAAGGAATTGCATTTGATTTAAAGTTGCAAGGAGCATTTGTTGCTGAAGTAATTTGGTCAATGGATTTTACTCGAGTTGTTAAAATAAATCATCTGCCTTTTGAAAATTGTCGTTTAGCTTATGACAAAGAGGAAGATGATATTACTGGAATTTGGTATTCAAAAGACTGGGCAAATGTAAGATCTAAAAAAGGCAAGCCTGAATTTATCCCAGCGTTCAATCCTTCAATTGCACAAGAGCAACCCCGACAAGTTATTTATGCACACGGAATGTCGGCAGGGAGTGTTTATTATCCTAAGCCAGATTATTTTGGGGCGTTAAACTACGTTGAGTTATCTTACCAAATGGGCTTGTATCATGTCAACAATATCTTGAATGGTTTATTTCCTTCTTTCATTATTAACTTCTTGAACGGAATACCACAAAAAGAAGAAAGAGAAATGATACGCCGTGAATGGGAAACAAGATTAAGTGGGGCAAATAATGCAGGAAAGTTTTTAATGACTTTTAATGAGGACGCCACACGAGCTCCGCAAATTGAGTCATTCCCACTTTCAGATGCAGACAAACAATATCAATTTTTATCTGAAGAAACCGCGAAGCAAATTATGGTGGGGCATCGCGTTGTTTCCCCATTGATTCACGGTATACGCGACACAACAGGATTTGGAAGTAATAAAGACGAAATGCTTGTTGGCTTAGAAATATTTAATAGCCAAGTTATTCGTCCTTATCAAAGAATCATTGAAGAAGTATTTACTCCAATTTTAGGCGATGTAAATATTGAAATGAATAAAGTATTTGACGACGTAACTATAATTGAACCTGGAGCTCCTATTGAGCCCACGGCAAGTCCTGCCACGACGGTCCCAGATCCTAATGCAGTAACTGAAAAGGTAAGTGATGTAACTTACAACGGAGCTCAAATCGCTTCTGCTTTAGAAATTGTAGCAAGTGTTTCTGCAGGCACGTTAACAAAAGAGCAAGCTATTGTATTTTTAGTTCAGTTCTTAGGCCTTGATGTTGATGTTGCTAAGTCGATGTTCCAAACGGGGGGCGATGCAGTTGCAAAATTATCAGATCAAAAAAAAAAAGTTGTAGCGAAGAAGCAGAAGGATGCGGATGTTAAAATAAGCAAGCAGCAAAGCGAAGCCTGGTTAACGCACCTTCGTGAAAAAGCAGAATATATTAATGAGGAAGAATGGCAATTGCTCTCAGATGAAGAAGTAACAGCTCCTCATGAAGAAGATAAATTCAGATCTGAATTTATGAGCGCACGTGGTTATGCGAAACCAAATGAAAAAAGCGATGAGAAAGATAGTGGGCTTTACAAAGTGCGTTATTATTATTCAAGAAATTACACATGGAAAGATGGCGAGATGGTTACCCGCGATTTTTGTCAAGAGATGGTAGCACTTTCTAAGTTAGGAGCTTTATTCAAATATGAAGATATTATTAAGATGGGCGAAGATCCTACAATAAACGGCGACTTTGCGCCAAGCGGGGAAACCACATATAGTATCTGGATTTGGAAAGGAGGATGCTATTGCAGACATGCCTGGTTCCGTAAAATATTTTTTCGCAAAAGAAAAGACGGAAAATTTTTACCTAATGACGGATTAAAAAATGATGTTGTTGTAACCGGGAAAGTAGCAAACGAATTATTTCCGAAAGGGGAGGAAGCTGTAAGGCCTAATGATACGCCAAGCAGAGGATCATTAAAAAACAAATAAAATTATTATGGCATTACAACCTGAGGTTTTACTAATTGACGAAAATTATATTAAAAAATACACTTGGATTAATGGCTCTGTTGATCCATTGCTAATGTACCCAGCAATTTATTTGGCTCAAGACGAATATGCGCAGTTGTATTTAGGCACTGATCTTTACAATCGCATTAAAGAAGATGTTGTTAATGATGACATCGAAGGCTCATACGCAACCCTTCTTGACAATTATTTACGTAGAATGATATTATGGTGGGCCTTATATGAAATGCTTCCTCATTTGTACGTTAAAACAGATAATGGGAGTTTAGTAATTCGCACGAGTGAAGACACTCAACCAATTGCTCAAAGCGACTTGCAAAATTACCGTGATCAGTCACGATCAAAAGCAATGTTTTATACTCAACGTATGGTTGATTATTTGTGCAACAACTCAATTGAATTTCCTGAATACGTGACAAATACCACAAATCAAATTTGGTCACAAACAGATGTATATCCTTCTAATGCTTTTGAGATTAGTTTAGGTGGCGATAGAAAGCCATATCAATATAGAAGACAAGGCTTAGGCTGGATGAGATAATTTAAATAAAACAAATGGCAACAAGGGGACGCAAAAAAGATTTGACAATGCAAAAAATTTACGAAGCAAAATTTCGTAAGTATTTAGCTAAGAAAGAAAAACAAATTAAGAAACTAAAAAATGAAAGTTAATGCTGAAGGTTACGCGTTAATAAAACGCTTTGAAGGTTGCCGTTTAAAATCATATAAGTGCCCGGCAAATGTTTGGACAATTGGTTTTGGAAATACCTTTTATGAAGATGGAACAAAAGTTAAAGAGGGTGATATAATAACACAGCAGCGTGCGGACGAATTAGCAAAATTTATTATTGATCAATTTGCAACTTCAATTATTCCATTTATTCAAAAGCCTTTAACAGAAAACCAATTTAGTGCATGCGTTTCTTTGGCATATAATATTGGCACAGGAGGTTTTAAAAAGTCCTCAGTGTTTAAAAAATTAAACATTAATCCGGCAGATCCAAGCATCGCTGATTCTTTCCGCTTATGGAATAAAGGCGGGGGAAAAATATTACCTGGTTTAGTTAAGCGTCGCGAAGCCGAAATTGCATTATACTTTAAGCCATGAACACCGAAAACGAAATTGTTTTGATACACGAGGAACTCCAAGAAATGAACAAAAAGATTGATCGCATTTATCATGTGTTAATCGGTGATGATGAAATGAAAATTGAAGGCCTTGTAAGCAAAGTACAAAAGCATGATAAGTATATTCAAAACCAGCGTTTGCAAGTTGCACGGCTAAGTGGTATTGCTGTAACGGCTGGAGTTATTGGGGGTTTAATTGTTCAACTAATTTTAAAAATGATATGAAAGAGTGGGTTAATTCTTTATTAAGCAGCTGCTCAAAGGTTTCAAGTAAAAGAGCCGTTGCAATATTTGTTGTGATTAATTTAATTATGCTTAGTTATGTTGCAACATTTTCTAAATATGATTGCCCAATTGCAATGTTTGACACGCTTGCCTTATTAACTGGTGGTTTGTTTGGAGGAACAGTAATAGAACAATTTACAAAACAAAAATCAAATGGCGAAACAAACGGAAGCAAGAAAAATAGCGGCAGAGATTTGCAGTAAATTTCCTGATGCTCCACATAATTCTTTAGCCATAAAACTTTTTGAGGAATACCCTGAGGCTTTTCAATCTCAAGAACATGCTCGTAATTATGTTCGCCGTGTTCGCGGTAAGATGGGAATAAAAAGCCGCAAATTTAATACACAAAAAGAATTGGTTGATACAGGGGCACGTCCTTCTAACCCATACGCATTACCTAAGTCGTATTCAAAAAAACGTAGGCACGTTGAATTAAAAGGGAAAAAGTTTTTAATTCTTTGCGATGGGCATTTACCTTATCAAGATAATGAAGCATTAGAATGCGCCATTAATGAAGGCATTAAACAAGGCTGTGATTCAATTGTTTTAAATGGGGATATGTTAGATTGCCACATGATCTCTGACTTTGTTAAAGATCCTCGTAAACGTAAATTTAAAGACGAGCTTTATTCTATTCGACAATTCCTGGCTTCACTAAGAAATACATTCCCCAATGCGAATATTTATTACAAGGAAGGAAACCACGAAGAACGTTACTGGAGATACATGCGAATTAAAGCGCCCGAGTTATTTGACATTGACGCATTTGATTTTCCAACATTAACACATTGCGATAAACACAACATAAAGTGGATTGATGGGAAAAGCAAATTAAATATAGGAAAACTTTCGATCTTTCACGGTCATGAATTTGGAAAACAATTTCTTCCTTCTGTTAATGTTGCACGTGGGTTATTTCTTAAAACAAAAGTATCTTCAATGTGTGGACATCATCATCAAACAGCGGAGCATAGTGAACGTGATGCAAATGGAAAATTCATTACTTGCTTTGGAGTAGGATGCCTTTCTGAATTATCGCCGGACTATAACCCCTATTCACGCTACAATCATGGATTTGCAATTGTAACTAAAGAAAAAAATGGCTACTTTAGTGTTCAGAATCTTCGAATACACGAAGGGAAAATACTATAAACCAAAAAACAAAATTATGCTAGTAGCTACAATTTTTATTTGCACCGCAATTATTGCCATACTATGGGCACGCGGTATTGACAAGATGTCTAAGGATCATCCTGATTATAAAGGCGAAGATTTAATTTAAAGCCCAATGGAGAAACAAAAATATCAGTCTAATACAACTATTGCAATAATTGTAACAAGTGTTTTTTGGATACTTATATGCCTTGCATTTTGGAATTTTAATCCAAAGGTTGAAACCCAGGTTCAAATACAAAAACAAGATAGTATTATTTACTACAATAGTGGAGAGTATGATCGGCTATTGCAAGAAGAAATAAATTTATATGGCACCTATAGACGTTATGAAGACTCTCAACTTACAGCCAAAAAAACCTATCGCGCTCGTCGTGATACTATTCTTCGTGTCGATACTATTCATAAAGTTGATGTTATTACTTTAGTCAATTCCTGCGACAGTGTTATTGAAGCTGATTCGCTTGTGATTAACAACCTGCAAGAACAAATAAACATCAAAGACGAAAAGACAAACAACTTGCAAGAAGTCGTTGTGGCTTATGAACAAAAGTCGAAGTTGTTGAGCGAAGAAATTAACACATTAAATGTGGAAAAAAAGAAATTAGAAAAACAAAAAAAGCGCCGTACTAGCGCCTTTATTGTTTCTTCAAGTGTTGCTATTTTGTCAACGTTTGTTATTTCAATTTTACTTTAGATTCTTCAACATAAAACTTTAGTGAAAATTTAATTGCTTCGCTTAAAAAACTGTTGCGACTATTTTCACCGCGCTTTTCGTCAATCTCGTTCCACAAGTCTTTATGCAAGTAAACACAAATCCCTTTTTTAGTTTTGCTTTGCGCCATCTTCATTTGATTTATTCATTAGTGATCCAATCATTAACGCAAGATATATTTTTTCTTTGGCGTTCATATCCTTGCGCTGTGAAAGCTCAAGAAGAATATCTCCAAGTATTTTACCTTGCTGAAAATATGCCGCTATTAAATTTACAATTTCGTGTTCACGATCTTTTGTAATTTTAAGCGACTCATGAAGTTGCGGTTTTTTCATTTTATTTTAGATTTATCAATTACAACATAAATTGTGTCAACCACTTTGCCAATTTGCACCTGGTTATTTGGCGTGTTATTAAACGGGGATCCCATATTTTTATCTAGCACTTCTACTTTTGTAACAAAATAATTTGTCATCCCGCGATTGTTAAACCAATTAAGCCCTAAAGTTTTGTGGTACTTTACTTTTATTTTCCAGCCGTAGTTTGCAGCGCTATCTAGTGTTGCAATAATTGCAGGATCATTTTTATCATTATCAATTGAGAAGTCAAACCCTTCTGCTGAGTTCATGCCTGTTTGGGTTGCATTTAAATGGCCCTCCCATGACTTCCAAATTAAACCACTTTGAGTAAACTTAGTGATCATTCCTATGCGTTCGCCGTTTGATTGGTTTTCTGTGCAAGAGCTAAACATTAATAACACTAGCAAGCCTAAAATTAATTTGTTTTTTTTCATTTTATTTTTTGTTTTTAATTTACAATATTGTTTTTACCCAACAACATACTGGCCATAAGTTGGGTTGAGTTCAAAATACATTCGCATCATAATTGCGTCTGCAAAGTCAGGTGAAATTCCTTCGCGATTTTTAATTAAGTCTTTTGGGGTTACTTGTAATTTTCCGTCAACGTCAGCACGATGGCGCTTAATCATTTCAAGCTCACGAATAATCTGCTCTTTTTTTGTAGCTGATAAAATAGTAAGTTTATTTTCTTCTACATATTGAGCTAGCTTGTAATAACATTCACTTTTTAAATTTTGATATTGGGGGTGCTTTGGTTTTGATCCATTAACAAACCCCCGGCATTTAAGAAAATCGATTACTCCACCTCCTACTCCATCTTCGTCACAAACAACATTTTGCAACAATATACTATGTGTATTTGTTACTGCTCGAATTTTATTTACGACTTCGTCTAGGGCCGCCCTATTAAGCTCAATTGTTTCAATAATAGTTAGACCTTCCCACACGCAAATAATTGTCCTATCGCGCCCAAAACGCGCAATGTCAGCTGTAATATATTTCTTCCCGTCGCTTAATAATTCTTGACGGAACATTCGCAATAAATTTTCTGTTTGAAATAGCTTGTCGCTATCGTCATCAAATTCCCAATTTCCTTCTAGGAGTCTTTTGCGATCATACTCAGGTAGTCTTTGAAGCGATTCAATATATGCGGATGGAAGAAAAGGATTGTCTTGTGGCAACGCTTGCACAAATGCACGGTGAGAAGGCAATTCATTCCTGGTAGCTTTCATATAAAATTCATTATACAACCAACCCTTAGAAGGATTGCAAGACAAGAAGCCTTTAGGAATAAGGTTGTATTCGTTTAATTTGTAGCGACAACGGGAATGAACAATATTAACAGCTTTCTCTGTAACTTCAGAAACTTCGTCTAAAAAGTAGTCTGTGATTTCAAGGCTTCCCATCTGGTCAAAGTTCGGATTTGAGGGATAGGCAAACAAATCTTTTAAAACAATTTCGCTCCCATTAAAAAACTTAATTACGTTTGATTGCCCATTAAATGTATAATGCTTATCGGCAATTAATCCAAACTCAATTGCTGTTTCAAAAAAAGTGTTTAATGTTGTCTTTTTTAAAGTGTCTAATTTAGATCTGCCAATAAGAGAGCGGGTGCCCGGATATTTAAGACGGCGTTGGATTTGCCACATGCAACCAAACTTTGTTTTCCCGCCGCCTGCCGCGCCTCCGTAAAGTATTTGTTCAATAGCACTATCAGTACTTAAATAATTCAACGCTTCTATTTGGCGCGGCAGGTAGTATGGTTTGTATGGCAAAATAATTACTTACCTTTTTTTAGTTGGCTTAAATACCAAGATACCGATTTTCGGTTTACTTTATTTTCCTGGTTTTCGGATAGCTGATCACAAATTTCAGATAATGATTTGTTCTCTGTGTTTAACTCCATTAGGCGTTGTTTAAGGGATTGTTTCATGTGTTTAGATTAAATTTATATGGTTGATTATTAATTACGTTTTTGGTCTCCTCTATGTTGTTCGCATAAATATGAGCATTGCCTATAAAAAAAGTAATACTACTTAAAGGCAGATCAAACTTTTTTGAAAGAGCATACATTTGGTAAATGTCAGAAGGAAGACCCAGGTTGCTATCTGCACTTCTTTGATAAACAGTTAATCCCAATTTGTTATTAGAAATTTGAAACTGAATAAGAGACAAGCAAGGAAGCTGATTTGTAGGGGCGTCTGTATCGCCAATAAACAAAACATAATTTTTTGAATTACGTTTTTCAAAGTTTACTTTCTCAATTAGCTTAGGCAACTTTTTAAAATATTGTGGGTATGATCCTATAAATTTTGGCAAGCAATAATCCCACCAATGTATTCCGTGCTCTTTATATTTTGCAATGTCGTCTTCGCCTTGCATATACAATTCTAGTTCAATCTCTAATTTTTTTGAAGCCACTTTATATTCTTTAAAAAGATCTATTAGTTCCTGCTCATTAAAAGAAATTACTTGATTTGTTAAAAAGGTAATGTCGCCTTTTTTATTTTTTTGCAACTCCCCATTATCTAGGATTGACTTTAAAAGTGTGAAGTATTTATTCATTGTGCTAAGATAATAATTTTATGCTAAAGTTTGTTTTTTTAAATATAATTTGTACAGCTCACGCATCCCCTCAAAATGGATCGACTCTTTTAACAGCTGGCGTTTTCGATCGCTCATTCTTTCAACCATTGGCTTATTCAAGCTTTGCTCAAAAAAAATATTTTTCCTGGCTCTTGCTTTGCAAAGCTTATACTCCTCATCAGTGAATGTTTCTGCTGTAATATATTTCGCCTCTTCAAGCCAACGCATTATTGATACCGCTCGGATTTCAATTACAGTGTACTTGCCGTTTTTAAAACTTTCAATATCTTCTGCGAGCATGCGTTTCCAGCTATCATCATTTACTGCCATTTCTTTTTCTTTTATTTTTTTACATTCTTGATCTTTTAACTCAGCAATTTCTTTTTGGATTTGCAAGTTTGCTTTGTCGCGATAAGGTTTATAGTAAGTTAATACATCACCAATAAATGAAATACTAAGAGCCCCAAAGTGCTCACACTTTTTTTGTAATTCATTCGCAGCGTTTAATTCAAAAGCTAAATTAAAGTGCTCAAATGTAACCCAGCGAAAATGCTTTACTATAAACTCATGCAGCATTTGTAATAGCTGTGCTTCAGGGAGTGCAATTCCATACATGGCGCAAACTTTAGAGCATAACTTAACAAACGTAGGAAGATCGTGGTCCGCAACAAAAGCGCTTTCGCGCTCAGCTCGATCAACTCTTTGTGTAATTGTGGGCATCATTGTAGATACGCTGCGCAGCATCGGCATCGAATTTTCCATTTTTAATTTTAGTTTGATTTTGGTTTGTTACAAATGTTGTTAAGTCCCACTTTCTTACGGCGGCCTTCCAATCTTTCATAGGGTTGCGGCCTACTTTCCACCCACATGCCTCATAATGCGAGTGAAATTTTTCAGTAAATTTAAGCGCATCGTCTTTGCTTAATTTTTCACAAGCATAATCAAATACTTCTTGCACAGTAGGTTTAATAAAAGCTTGTTTTTTTTCTTTTGCTATTAGCGCCGGAGTTGCCTGGCTAGACAACTTTGCGATTAACTCAATTAATTGGTGCTCGTGTTCTTGGGCTTTTGCTTCAAGAATTTCAATTCGTTTTTTCAATTGTAATATTAACATAATTTTAATTTTTAGTTTAATCCCATCCTTCACCTTTTGCATCATCGTCGGCGTCGTCCCACTCCTGGCAATCAAAACATACTTTAATTTCGCCTTCGTCGTCTACAAACTCGTAGGCGGAGTCCCAGTCTTGAAGGTTTTGATCGCGCAAGATTTGATCAACGCGTTCCCCAAGTTCTTTGCTTTCGCAGCTTGGACAAAATGTTAAATCGCTTTTCATTTTCTTTTTAATTGTTTTTTAAGTTTGATCTGTTTTTGTTGCTCTAAGTGCTCCATAAATTTCGCGTAAAATTTTATTGGCTTTGCGTAACCTATTTCATTTAATAAGTAGCAAATTCTTTCCACGTCTTGTCGGTAATATTTATCGCATTCAACTTGCCAGCTTACTTGTTTAATTCCATGTAATACTGTTGCATGATCTTTGCTATAATGCTGGCCAATATTTGCTAAGCTTAACATATAACATGGACGAACAATAAAAAATATAATTTGTCTAGCTGTTACTATTTCTCGTTTGCGCGTTTTATTATATAACATTTGCGATTGAATACCAAGTACGCTACAAGTTACGTCCTCAAGAGCACTCCAAAACATCTCACGTTCATTTTCAAGTTCCTGCTGCATTTTAATTTGCTCGCTTGTTAAACGTTCGTGGCGAGGAGTAAGCATTACCCACAGGTCTTCAAATCGCTCCATATATCTTAATGGGATCATGTCTATAATTTCTTGCCTAATTTGCTCGTTAGTCATTTTCTTCGTTGATTAATTTTGTAGGTGTAAATGTGCTAAACACTTCGTCGCGTGAAAGCCCGGTATGAAGACAAATATTATTAAAGTCTTTAATCCTCATTCGCTCCGGGTGCGCAACATAAAGCCGCGCGGTAGGATCACTTATACGTAAAGCTGTTTTGAAGTTTGTTAAAGTCTTGAAATTAATCTTGACTAAGCGTCCAAATGGAGTCGAATAAATTTGTTTGTTCATAATTTAAAAAGTGATTTAACAATACGCTGAAAGAAACTTAGTTTAGGATTTTCAACTTTTATTGTTGTTGCTTTAGCGGTTGTTTTTAAACCCGTTGTTTGTTTTTGTTTTGATACACAAAATAGTGTTGGCTGCTTTACAAATTTTTTATTTATTTTTCTAATGTTGTATTCACTTTTCTTTTCAGTAAAAAGAAGGTAACGATCGGCGTGAATACGTTCAACAGCTTTATATGTTCCGTTTTTTTCTTTCCAACATAAGCCGGCCTCTTTTAATGGCACGCTATATCCCTGGCATGCTCCCATATTTTTTAAAGCAATAGAAGGGGTTGCGCCTTCATTTATTAGTTTGCAAAATTCGCGAACTCTTTCAATTGTAAATTTCTTTTTTGTTTTCATTTTATTTGATTTTTGGGTGTTTGATTTTTTAGATTAAGAGAGGGGATATTTCACCCCTCCCATTATTTATTTAAAACGGCATGTCATCGGACTCATTATTGACGTCATTTGAACTTACTAAGCCTTTTGCCTCAAGCATTTGTTTTGCGTTGTTTATGGAGGCCGCAGAGCGCTCTAAACGATCACTGAACTCTTTTGAGGAGCTTACTTTATTCTGCAACCACTCAGGCAGTGATTTAAAAAGAGAATCAAAGTTCGGCGAATCATAATCAAAAAGGAACGACATATTAACCTGGGGAGGACAAAGCATTCCTTTAGCGAGCGGGGACGCTGCCTTTAAATCTGCATATACGCGCCCTGAGATCGCTGTGCGGTGCATTACTGAGACCATTGCCTCTTTGCCTAGTAAAGTACTAATATCAAATTTAAAGGCCTCAGAATCGCTTAATGACCTTCCTAACCAAGATTGAACAAAAGCACGCAAGCCGCTTTTTTCGTGCATTGAAAGAGTAAAGTCTCGCCCAATTGAAAAAGGTTGTTCGCCTTTGCCAAAGTCGGAAGTTTCTAAAGGCAATTCAAATACTAAACGAACTTTGTTTACTAATCTTTCCTCCCCTTGAAAAGTATCAAAGATTGTTCCGATGTGAATGATCTCGTAGCAGCGCGCTACGTGTGTTCCTGCAGGGACTGTTTGTCCGCCGCTGCTGTTTGTGGGTTGTGCAATAATGCTCATGTTGTTGTTATTTGTTTTGTTGTTTATATATATTTCTAATTTATCCGCTAATCGAATTTCATCTTGTAAATGCTTCCAATCATTTTCGTTCATTTGCTCTTGCTCGAGCATCCGTTTATGAAGTCCCATTATATGTGATCATCAAACATTTTAATTTCAAAGTCAAAACTAATTTTGTCTTTTTCAAGCCGGACAAATTCAAGATCAAAGCCGGGTTCGTCTCTGCGAAAAAAACGTCCACGCAAATAAATCAGAAACATATTTTCTTGTTCGTCAATAAATACTAGGTGCTCATTTTTTCCAACATCAAACCAGCCGGTGTGTTCTTCATGATAATTTAAAGCAATAGCTTTAATGCGTTTGTTCAACGAAAGAATGTCATTGTCGTTGAAGCAGTAATTAATTTTAGGACAGTACATTGATTTTGATTTTGATTTTTAGTTGTTGCAAATGTATTCAATTAAGTGATCGTTCCACCTGGCTTCAGAAAGCTTTTGACATTTTTCAATGTTTGCGCTAATCTCATTATGCGTTAGGTTGTACGCATTA